TCGGCGGCCAGTTTGGCAGTCGTGACGGCCAGGTCGTCGATCTCGGCTGTGGAAATTGTGGTCGAAACGTCTTTGGCGTTGTAGTTGACCAGCACGATCTGGCCCACGGTGGCACTATCAAGGGCGACGCCCTCGACGTATTCCTCAGCGCCCTGCGATACGACCTTGCCGGCTGCAGCGCCGCAGACCTTGTCGCCTTTGGTGATGGTGCCGCCTGCGATCATGGGGATACATGCGCCGGACTGGGCAACCGGGCAGTTGTAACCCAAGCTTGCACCGTCGGTTGTGACGCCGTAGGCCCAGACGTTCGCTCCGGCCAGGGTGCCATCGGCCAGTACGCGCAGGCCGCGAGTGAGATCGACGGCAGCGGCCACCTGAGTTGTGTTGTCAAGATTGCTTGCATTAAGACTCATGATTTATCCTCCTTACTTGGCAACCGCAGCGAATGCTTCGGTGTAGCTGCATTTGTTTTCTTTTGCGTATTTTGTAGCGGCCTCGTCGAAAGATCCCGCGCTTGCGAAGCTGCCGGAAGTCGCGCCGTTACTGCGGACCAGCGGACCAGCGCCCAGCTTGTGGGATTCGAAGCTGGAAACCAGCGCCTGGAAATAGGCCTGCGGCGAGGTTTTGACCTCTTTGGCCTCGGCGTCTGCGAAGCTCATTTCGGCATCATCGGGGAGCGCGGCCATAAACTCGGCCATACCACCGGCCTGCGCGGGTGTGAGCTTCTCGTCTTTGACCAGAGTGTCCACAAAGGCCTTGGCGGCATCGAACTTGCGGCGCTCGCGCTCGGCCTCAACATCGGCGGCCAGCTTTTCTTTGTCGGCCTTGAGGGTGGCGACGGTCTTTTCCAGATCAGCCAGCCCGGCGCTGAAATCCTTGTCACCAGTGCCTGCGGCCTGTGCGGGCTTGGGAGCCTCCGGCTTGAATGCGGGTGCGCTGACGCCTTCAGGCGCGTCTACCACTTCGCCTTTTGCGTTGCGGTATTCCCAGGCATCTGTCTCGTAATTAAAATTAAAACCTCCCATTGCGTGTCCTTTCTGTTTTTGGTCGCCGTCTTGAGCGGCGAACTCGCTTTTGTAGGTTTCGAGCTCTTCGCCCGGCGTGAATTTGATCGGCTGCATTCCATCGACCGCAGGCGGCACAGCGCCCAAAAAGCCGATGTGGCGCAGCAACATGGTTGCCTTGTTAAATGCCACCGAGATGTTCTTGTAAAAACCTGCATCAATGGCTTTGCGCAGTGCCTCATGCACTTTGCCGCGCACAAACAGCGACCAGCCGCACTCGTTGCCTGACTCGCCGTTGGATGAGACTTTGAATTCCGAGGCCCAGCCATAGGCCGGATGGTTTGTGTCGGGATGCCCCAAAACATAGGGCACACCTGAGAAGCTTTCATCACGCGCCAGGCGGTTTAAGTGCTCGGCGTTGTGTTCAAGCAATGCGCGGGTGACAGGGATTTTGCCGGGATATTCGCCGGACTTGATGACCTCGAGCCAGTGGGTGTGCAGTTTGAATTTACTCATGCGCTCCTCCGTTGCCAGCGCCCGAAGCCGAGGGACTGTGCGGACTTGATCTTGTTTGCATAAGGCTCGGGCAGGTCTGCCAAAGCATCCGATCCCGTGCGGACATCAAGACCGCGTTCATCCAGACGCATTTGCGAGCAGGGCCGCATTCCGCAGCGGCAGTTGTGGCCGATGGGTGGCTTGTGCGTTGACCAGAAGGGGTCATCAGCGGCGTAAATGCCAGCAAGCGCTGCGTGCTCGGGGCGCACGTCCATGTCGCCAGCGGTGTGGTATTCCAAATAGGGTATGACGGCGCGGACCTCGGGGCGGTCGAACATCTCGGCGCGCCCGTCCTGATAGGCGCTCATCACGTTTGTGCGGAAGATGGTTTGCGCGTAATGGTCGGACAAAGGCTCAAGCCCGCGCGATTTGTACTCGCGCTGCATGGTCTGGCGGAATTCCTCGAAGCTGGCACCCTCGGACACGGCGCGCTCGATCTCAGTGCGTGCCAACTCTGCCAGCGCCTCATCTGGTGCCGATGCGTATGTAAAGGCGAACTTGCGCTCCTCAGCACTCATGCGCTCCCACTCGTCAGGTGTCACGGCGCGGCGGGCGCGAACGGATCGAATAGCCTCGACCGGCTGCACCTTCCACGACTCGGGGTCGGGCAGCTCGGCAAATTTACAGCCGGGTGTAAATTTGGAAAAGTCGCTTCCGGCCTGTGCGTTTACCTCAATAGCCATGTGTTCGCGGCCCAAAAGGCGTGCAAACAGGCGGGCTTGTGTGATGGGTTCTGCCAGTGCGGGCTGCAAGGCCGGGAGATTTGAGAGCGTGCGGGCCTGGGCGTCAGATACAGACGTTGTATTGGTAATGCTCTTTTGCAGGCGTGCGAGCTGCGCCTGTGAGAGCGTGCGTTTGTCGCCCAGAGCCCGCGCTTTTAGTATGCGGGCCTGACGGCGATTTACCGCAGTCAAGGCACGCTCGAATTTATCGCTGTCGTTGATGCCGTCTATGGGGTCGTTGTCACCTGATACGGCTGCGGCATCGAATATGCGTTCGTAGGCTCTTGTCAGCTTGACGACTTCGTCCACGCCGTCATCAATAATGGCGCGTTCCCATTCATCAAGTGAGCGCATTGACTGCGCTTCGGCTGCCATTGCGGAGGCATCGACATAGCCTGCCGCCTGGCGCTCATCAGCAAACGAGAATTGCGGCTTATCGCCGGGCGTGTTATCCGGTGAGCCGACAGGCGGCGGATTAGCTCCAGCAGGCGGCGGGATAATCTCTTCGTCTTCCTCGGGCGGGTCGATCTGGGATTTTGAGTAAACCTGATCGACGGGGATCTTGACGCCTTTTTCATGCCACTTGCGGGCGTTTTCATTCCAGGCCGTATCGACGCCTTGATCTTTTAAGCGCAACGAGCAGGAGGGGTATCCTTCGGCCTCGCCCTCGTTTAATTCGATAATCCACTTTGCAATCTCGTTGTATATTTCCTCGATCTGGGCGGCGTCGTCTTCGACCAGTTCTTCCAAGCTGTCGGCGTGGATGCTGCCGAGGGCTTGAGTTCCGCGACCGGTCGCGCTTTCGGCTTCGGTCGTCAGTGTGCCGCCCTGCACGGTGTAGGCAATGACGTTGTCGCAGGCGCGGATCATGGCTTCATATGGCGTGCCGCCTTTGGCTGCGGCTTCGATTAGCTCGACTTTAACGTCATCGGGTACCTTGATTGCCAGATCCGAGGCCCAGGCTTTTAAGACATCATCGAGTTTGGTTTGCTCCTCAGCGCTGTCACGTCCGGAGGGGAAGGCCAGCGAGATGGCGGGCATTCCGAATTTCTCGATAAATATGGCCTGAAACTTCCAGGCATGCTTTTTCAGATACATATACCAATAGCAGGCGGCCAGCAGCTTGACGCCGTAGGGGCGTCGGCTGGTGGGCATGTGGCGGAACACTACAAACTTGCGCTCGGGCAATTCCTGCGTGGCTTGATCGTCAGGTGAGAAATACAGCTTGCGATCTTCGCCCCAGTAAAACCATTTGGCCGGATGCACGATGATTTCACTCGGCAATAACTTACCGTCGGCGGTGACGTTCCACATCAACTCACCGACTGAGAAGCCATCCGAGATGCCTTCCAACAACTGCTCGCGCACCGTGCGCTGCGGCAGGTTTGAAAATGCCCGCTCCACAAGCGCTTTACGCTCAAGGTCGCGTTCGTCCTGCGAGTAGGGCTCGATCTCCAGCGGGGCTTTTTTGACAGGAGCTTTGCGGCGGCGCAGGGCCGATAAGTATTTGGGGTCTGTTCTGACCAGTTCCAGATCGTCCCACGATTTACCGCCGGTATCAAACAGGTATTCAACAGCGGCGATCATGTTGCGACCGCCCATGTTCTCGATTAAATCGTCAGATGAGCGCTGCACGACGGTGCCTGCGCCTTTGCCGGTCCAGGCGCTCTTGTCAGCTGCTGTTTCCGTGTCTGCTGTAAAGCGCCCGGATTTATCGCGTTTTTGAAGCTTATTAGCCAAAGCCGTTCAGATCCTTTCTGATACTGCCATTTGTGCGCAGGCCGCCTGCGACGCCACCGGCGTACTGGCTTGAGGCCAGCATTCGGACGGGCGCAAACAGCAATGCAAAGGCGTCGCCGTGGTCGGGCGATCTGCCGATTCGTTTTTTTTGCTTGTCTTTCGGTTCAAGCTGCAACTGGCCTTTAGATGTAAAGGCCTGCACGTGCACCGATGCCAGATCCTCGGCCAGTATTGCCTCATCGTTGATGTCCAAGTCCGGCATGGCTTTGCGGGCAGTGTCGTACATTTCAGCCCGCACGTTGAAATAATCTTCCGGGTCTTGGGCTTTTGCTCCGGCGATAATGCCGCTCACCGGCAGACCGGCCTCGACCAGCGCGTCGGTGACGCCGCCGCCCACGCCCACGTCATCGATGTGGATGCGGTCGCAGCGTTTGAGCGTGCGAAATATGGCTTTGAGACGCCCGATGGTGTGTGTGGTGGCTTTTTTGCCGAATGATTCGAGCAGGCGCACACGATTGCCGTGGCGCATGTAAATGACTGTCGAGTCGTCGCCGAAGCGGGCCACGTCGCATGACAGAATGACCTCGTCGTCCTTGCCCGGAATGACGATGCGCTCCTGCGCCTCGACGATCAAGCGCATTGAAATCAAGGCATTTTCGTCAAGATCCGGGAACTGGCCCAAAACGCGCGAGATCCAGAAGAATGATTCCTCGCCGTACTTGACGTACATTCTGGCGACCCACTCGGCATCGACCAAGCCCGGAATAAAGCGGCCTGAAGCCTTAAGTGCATCGTGTTTGTCGCGCCAGGCACCCGAGCGGATATCGGCAATTGTGATACCGGGGCCGCGCAGGTTGGGCGTGTCGAATGCCGAAATGGTGTAGGATTTGACGCTTGCGGATTTAAAGAGCTTGTAAAAGCGGCCCGTTACGTTGAGCGGGTTTGAGATATACAAAATGTGCACGTCGCCGGTGGAGATACCGTCGATGGCGTCGAAGATTTCATCCGATACGCCGGAGGCCTCATCGACAATTATGTAAACTTCGGCCTCGTGGAAGCCCTGAAAGCTGTCGGAGTCGGAGGCTGTGAAACCGACTGCAAACACGTCGTCGTGTACCTGCAATTCCTGCGTCAAAAGTTTACCTTTGATATCGGCGGATGCGCGATTGACCAGCTTGCGTATTTCGCGCCAGAGGACTTTTCGCACCTGGCGGTCTGTCGGAGCGGTGGTGACGACGATGCAGGGGCGGCGCACCTGTGTGCGGTTTAATGCCAGCCCGGCGGCTAGCGCGGATTTACCGGCGGCATGGCATGAGGCCACCGCAACTTCGGGCAGCTTGACGACATCGCGCAGGATACGTTGCTGCAGGTCGTAGGGATGGAAGCCGACGGCACCTTCCAGCCATTCGACTGGATCGTTTGTGTACATCAATTGCGGGTTATCTTCGTAGGGATTGGGCGGCTTCAAAAGGGTTTGGCGCGACTGATCCATGCGGCGGCGATACTCTACATCCGTCACGCGGCCCGTGTATGCTTTTGCCTGCGTCTGCGGCTGCGGGTTGCTCATCGCCCGGCCTTGCGATAACGGCTGCGGATGTCGACGGCCCATTTGTCGATGACACGCCACAACTCGTCTTTTATTTGATGATCGGCTTCGCGGCGGGCATATCGGCACAGGTCGTCGATCAGGTCAAGTGCGATGGGCACGCGGTCGATCTCGCCTGTAATGCGGGCCTTGTTTGTCATGATCTTGTCGATCAGATCGAGGCCTTCAAGTTTGACTGCGACTTCTTTTCCCTCGGCCAAATAGGCGACACGGATTTCAGCCAGCAGTTTGTCGAGGTCGGTCACGATGGCAACCGATGACATTTTGATCTTGTCGCGGTCGATATTCCAGTCCAGCTTTTCAATCCAGCGCTGAACGGTGCGCTGGCCGATGCCGCAATGATTTGCGACGGCGAGCGCGGATTCGCCCTTGTTGACATACATTTCGTATGCAACCGAGCCGAACCGTTTGTACTGCGTGGAATTGATGACCATTTGACCCTCGAAGCTTTTGGCCTTGTGCTACAAGGCTTTGCCGTTCAAGGGTTATTGTCGCTTGAATGTATTTTGTGAGCGACCGGGTCTGCGGCCGTTTACGGGCGTTTACGGGATTTATTTTATTTTGGGCGCGGGAATTCCGGGCAGGGGCAGGGATTCGGGCTCGCGGGGCGGCGCTTTTGGGAGACATGTGCGCCGGTCGGTGATGGTGTCGAGAATAGCGACGAGGCATTCGCGGCTGATGCGGTAATGACCGCCGGGCAGTTGGGCAAGCTGCTCGCGGATGCCCTCGAATACTCCGAATTTGTTGTAGCGATAGAAAGTATCCTTGTCAATACATAACCACTGACACGCCCGCGCCAGCCCGATATGAGCGGACTTGCGGAACATCACGTCAAGCTGCATTTGCTGCGAGCGTGTCAGCATCTATGCTTCCTTCCTGTGTTTGGCATAGGCCCGACGCAGGGCAGACAACACCATCTCGGCCTCTGCGCCGGTCAAGTCTGCAAGCGTGCGCGGTGCGGGGTGGCCGACATGCCGCTTGACAAATTCCATCATCAATGTGGCGCTCATGCTCATATGCGTTAAGCAGGCGGCCTCGATGCTCTCGACCTGCTGCGGTGCGACCATGTTTGTCAGTTGCGGGTCGAGTTTATGCAGGCGCAGGCAGCGGGCGGCCTCGGCGGGCGTCAGGCATTCGATGTCGAACACGTGTTTACCGAGGCAGCGCGAGCACCAGGCGCAGGCGTCTTTGTCCACACAACGCTTGACGCTGAAGGCATCAAACAGCTTTTGCAGCGTTTGCTGCGTGATGGAAAAAGGCGAGCGCCTGGGCTCGGTGGGTTTGTTTAGCTGCTGGCTCATTAATTGTTCTTTGCTAATAATGCGCGGGCGGTTTGCGAGAGGCCTTTACCCTTCAGGCCTGCAACCAGCTCCGCGACGTTTGCAGACATTACGCAGGTTTGCAATTTACTGAAAAGCACCGTGATCTCATTGGTGGCTTGCGCAAGCTTTGTCTGCAAGACCTGCTGCTCGATAAT